AAGAGAAACAAGATAGATACAATCTGATTGCTCAAGCTGAAAAACAATATGGTATGCCTATTGCACAAATAAGACAGAAGTTTAGAGGCGTTCCATTGGACCAATTGATCAAAAAAGAGACAAAGTTGATGGAGATCTTGAAAAAATTATTGGCTAAAAAGTTACAATGAGTCATCCATATAAACAGTCTTCGTTAGGCAACAATGTGTATATTCGTGAGTTTGACAAAGATGTTGATTCGCACGAATTAGAGTGGCATTTAGACAAAGAAGACAGGCTGGTTGAGGCAGTGGATAATAGTGGCAACTGGGAGGTCCAATTGGACAATAAACTGCCTGTTTTGTTGAAAGGATCAATATTTATACCTAAAGAAACTTACCATAGGGTCATCAAAGGATCTGGTAAGCTTGTGGTCAAAATAACCAAATTATATGGATCAAAAGGTTAAAAATACTCTGCAAAAAGTTCTTAAAGCCAAACAGCTTAAAGAGGAAAAATTGCGTAAAGAACAAGAACCCAAGAAGCCTGTTGTGTCAGACTACAAGTTGATTGCGCAATCATTCCTATGACCAAGAAACTAAGAGTATTTGATTTTGACGACACACTTTTTGAAACGGGTGGCAAAGTAATATTGACTAAATCAGATGGGTCTGTGGTTAAATTAACGCCTGCTCAGTATGCGGTTTATACACAACAGCCGGGTGACAAGTTTGATTTCTCTGAGTTCAGTTCTGTCATAGATCCGGTGGTTATTCGCAACGTAGCTAAGAGATTTTATAAAATAGTCAATGCGGGGGTAGAAGGTCGTCTTGCCGTCGTTTTGACTGCGAGGGGTCCAGAGAGTCAACCTCACATACAAAACGTCTTACAGAGGTATTTTAAGGTGAATATACCCATTGTTACGGTTGGAACCAGTGATCCTATGGCTAAAGCTAATTGGATTAAAGATAAAATTAATAATGAAGGTTATAATGACATCTTCTTTATTGATGATAGTCCCAAGAACATAAAGGCTGTTTATGCTACTATAAAAGATATGCCAATTAAGTATAAAATTGTGGATTTGAGTGGTCCACGAAAGTTTGAAGGTAATAATTTGGTATAAATTAGATTTTAGCACTAATATCGAATATTCCGATATTTATATTTAATGAGTGCTAATTTAGACCAAGATAGAGTAAGGTGGCCTGGCAGTGGATCAACAGTTAATTCTGCATCCGTTCCATTTGGTTACTATCTGGACGAGACGAGTTGTGATTCTGATGAGACCACGTTTGAAAATGATTGTAGCAGCAGTGCGATGTGGGCCGCTAAAAGATTAGGATATCCAATCGTTGATATTGAAATGATTGATGCCAACTTTTATGCGTGTTTTGAAGAATCTGTTTTGGAGTATAATCGTGTTGTAAATGAGTTCAATATTGTTAATAATTTGATCAATGTTCAAGGCTTACCACAAGATCAATATCCTAATTTATTGGGATTGAGTGTAAAAGGAACTGGCCTACCGTTTGTTGTTCAATTAAGTAAACAATATGGAAGTGAAGCGTTGGTTGGCGGCGAAACAGAACTTAAACGTGCCTCATTCTTGGCAACAGGTTCTGCAAGTTTTGGTGGACCTCAAGACAGTCATCAAGTGTTTGATTTGAATCAAATCATTGGCAGTGATATTGAACACTTGACTGGATCACGTATTGAAGTTCGTCGAGTATTTCATTTTAGACCACCTGCAATTTCCCGTGTATATGATCCGTTCAGTATGACTGGTATGAGTTATAGTAACGTTCTACAAGAAATGGGATTTAGTGCGTATAGTCCTGCAACTCAATTTTTGATGACGCCAATATTTGAAGATTTAGAACGTGTTCAAGCTATTGAATTTAATGATATGGTGCGTAAAAGTGCTTATGGTTTTCAAATTACTGGCGATAACATGTTAAGAATATTCCCAATTCCAACTCATGATTTTAGAATTTATATTGACTATTATATTGAGAGCGATAAGAATATTACTAACTTTTTTAGTGGATCACGATATGAGTATATTAGTGATCCAAGTGATGCTCCATATCAACTGTGTCAATATTGTAAGATAAACCAAGCCGGTAAACAGTGGATCAAAAAATATTTTTTAGCTCTTTGTAAAGAAACGTTGGGCCGTATTCTTCAAAAATATAGCACAGTTCCAATTCCAGGCGGTGAAGTAACATTAGACGGTGCCGAATTAAGATCCGAAGCTAAAGAAGAGAAGGATACTCTTTTAGAGAAATTAAGAGATATGCTTGATAAAAGTTTGAGAGTAAATCAACTTGAAAATAAAGACAAAGAATCTGATGCGATGATAAAAATGCTTGGTAAGGTTCCATTACATATCTACATAGGATAAAATATGTCAGCACCAATTACACCGCAATGGCCTCAACAAAATCCAGCATTTCCACAATATTGGACAAATGGTCGTAAGGACATTGGTATTTATGGAACTAATTATTTGCCTGGTAGATATTTCTCTCAAAGAGATATGAACCTTCTTGGGTCTGTAAATGCTGAATTATTGGGCGACATTATTGAGTGTGTTGTCCAGTTGTTTAAAGTTGCAGTTAGTGAAACAAGGGTCAATATATACGGCGAATCTACATCGGAAACTGGCAAAGCATTTTATCCGGCTATTAACATGACCGCGTTGATTCAACGTGAAGATATTACGGGTGATGATAATCAAGGATTTGGTCCAGATCGTAATCAGTCTGTAGTCTATAAGTTTCGTGAACGTGACTGTATTATTACTGGATTTTTCCCAGAAATTGGGGATATTTTGTTATACAATGAACGTTTTTACGAAATTGATAATGTGGTTCAAGAACAATTTTTAGGTGGTCATCCAGACAAGTCTTGGAGCTTTATCTGTAATACTCATTACAGCAGATTAAGTAAGCTTAATGTTGTAGAAAGGCAGACATAATTTATGGCATGGAAAGGCAATCCAACTGGTAAAAGTCAAGATGGACTTGGTATTAACCCTGCTCCAAACGTCAAACAGAACAATTCAAATCTGTCTGACGTTATCAAGCCTTTTGTTCAAAACGAGGACACTGGATTTGTTACAGACCAACAAACTCCTATTCCATTGGTGGGCCCATATCATAAAGAAAATGCAATTAGACGTGATATGGACAAGACTGAGAATTTTTCAGTCACGTTAATTGATGTTGATACTACAATAATAAATCATATGACTCAAAGAATACAGTTATCTGTGATGGATAACGGTTCTTTGGTTACTGTTCCTGTTCTTTATGCTAGCCCAGAACGTTGGAAAGCGGTGAAACGTGATGGGTATTTACGTGACAATCAAGGTAAGATATTGTTGCCTGCTATTTTGATCAAACGAGCAACAGTTAGTAACAATAAAGATTTAATGACTTTAAATAGATATTTGTCATATCAAGTAGTTGCCCAGTTTGATCAAAAAAATAAGTATGATAAATTTAATATACTTAACTCAAATAATCCATTTAAAAACAAACCAACCAAACAAATTTACAATGTAACCTTACCTGATCACGTCACCATAACATATGAATGTATTTTGTGGACAGACTATGTTGATCAAAATAATAAATTATTGGAAAAAATTAATTTTTCTACACACGATTATTGGGGTGTGGGTGATTTCAGATTTAGAACAAAAGTAGACGATTATACTAATACGGTTGAATTAGGCAGCGGTGAAGATCGAAATGTAAAAACTACTTTTAATCTGGTGGTAAATGCTTATCTTCTACCAAAAACAATTGATGGTGTTAAATCAACAACTCAAAAATCATTTACTGTCAGAAAAGTTGTTGTTGATGATAAAGTTGTTAATGCGGTTGAGATGTTTGATGTTGAGTCTGCTTCAAAATCAACAAATCCATATGCTTATTTAAAAAATATTGGTGTCAAATACGTATCTGAACAAAAAACTATACCGAATGATCTTGGGGTTACTGCAAAAAATAAAGTTGAAAAAACATTATTTCATCCTACGCCAACTTCTACATCCGATTATGGTCAAAATGGATGGTTGTCATATGATAGTGATTATTTTTATGTATACAGATCACCACTTGGTTGGACACGTAGAGCTATAGCATCATTTGATTTTGACCCAAATTCAGGTGCATATATTAGTGGATATGACTGTAATGGTGACCCTGTATATACCACCCAAACTCGACCAATTAACACTGCTTTTAGAGTATTTCAAAGGTTTCCAGAGAAGTATTATTATCAAGTTCCATACAAATCTACTGACTATGGTGAAGATGGATGGATGAGCTACGATGGTAACTATTTTTACATATATTCAAACAAAGAATGGAGAAGAGTGCCAATAGCAATGGTCGATGAAACATTTTAATTGAATATATTGATCATTGTCCATATTTATAATAGACTAAAGTATGATTTTTCTCGAAAAGGATTTATTATTAAGTAGAAGAAGTGGTAGTTCATTTGTTGAACAAATTATTCGTCCACAGACCGCTTCTTTGTTAGCTTTTGACGAGAATAAATTACCAGTTGTAATTCCTTCATCATCTTTAGTTATTACATCCGCATCATATGCATTAAGTGCTTCTTATGCTTCTAATGGTGGCACTGGCGGTTCGGGGTTTCCCTTCAGTGGTAGCGCGGTTATAACAGGTAGTTTGTTTGTAACTGACCGTATTAGTGGATCATTTACTGGTTCATTATTGGGGACAAGTAGTTATGCTCTTACTTCACTTACTGCTTCTTACGCTTTAAATGGCAGTGATGGTCCAAATCCTTCATTAGTTAAGGTTCAAAATGGTGCTGGATTTAGTTTGTTGAGGGGTCAAGTAGTTCAAGTAATTGGAAGTAACTTGTCTGGAGAATTGGTAGTAGATCTTGCTGTATCAAAGATACATACGCCGGGTTCAACTGTTACCAGTGATGTTTTAGGTGTTGTATCTGATGTTTCTATACTCAATGGATCTGTTGGTAATATATTAATAACTGGGTATCTTGAAGGTCTTAATACCAACACAGGTTTTAGTGCTGGTGATGTTTTATATTTAAGTCCATCTGTTTCTGGTTCATTTACAAATATCAAACCATCTGCTCCTAGAGATGTTGTTAAAATTGGATATATAACCGTTGTTGATACATTTGATGGTGGTATATTTGTTGATCTTAAACAACCAGTCACAATTGATGAAATTAGCAACATTAGTAGTAGTGCTTCTCCATCAAACGGTGCATTTTTGGTTTACAATGCTGTTGACGGAGTGTGGGAAGATAAAAGTTCTGGATTGGTTCTGAGTGGTAGTTTAAGTGCTAGTAATGCTGATGTTGGCAATTTAATGGCTGGAACTGTCGTAGTAAGTGATTTGCTTACTTCTCTTGATATTCATGCTAATAACAATGTTGTTGCTGAGAATGATATAACAGTAGGACGTGACATCCTCGTTGAACGTCAAATTATTGCAAGTGGTTCATCAGCTCCATTTAGGGTTGTAAGTAAAGTAGACGGAACAAATGTTTTATATGTAACGGGTAGTAGAGTTGGTATAAACAAGGATGATCCACAATTTAATTTAGAGGTTAATGGGTCGTTTGCCGCTACTACAAAATCATTCGTAATTGATCACCAAAAAGACGAGACCAAACGATTGGTTCATGCTTCGTTGGAAGGTCCAGAACACGGTGTATTTGTTCGTGGTAGATCAAATAGTCTTTGTATAGATTTGCCAGATTATTGGCCATGGTTGGTTGATGAAAATTCTATTTCTATTCACATTACTCCAATTGGTAGACCTGATGTGTATTATGTTGAAAAAATTAAAGACAACAAAGTATACATCAATGTTGATCGCAAAGTTGGATTGTTTAAAAAGTTATTTAATAAAGAATCATATGATTTTTATTATATGATTAATGCTGAACGTAAAGATGTCGATAAGCTACAAACTATAATTGATAAAACAATATAAAAAAGGCAATAGTTGGATCGACAGTATATATTGTATATGAGTGATAATGTTATAAAATTTACAGATGCAGAAATGCAACAAATTGCGCAACTTCAAGGCAAATATCAACAAAAAATATTTGAACTTGGTCAAAATGAACTTGCCAAAGTCGATTTGACTCAACAGTTGCAAGATGTTGAAGAAATTCGTAAAAAGATTTTTGAATCGTGGTCTGAAATTCAAAAAGAAGAACAACAGATTCTTCAAGACTTGAGTCAAAAATATGGCGATGGAACTCTTAATATAAAAGACGGAACTTTTAAGCCTGCTGCTAAATAATTCACATATTTATATTATGTGAAAGTTAGATTTGAGCCGTATGATGATTCTGTATACTACGACTCGCTTATTGAGCCGCCAGAAAAGCCTTTAATTGAAGAGGACTTTTTAGATTTATTCAGCAAAATATATCAATCTGATAAAATAAAATTGGATATTTCTGTTGGTATAAGTTTAAAATTTGTTGACATTCTGAATATATAAAGTATAAGCGCAGCAAGCCTTGCTGTTTATATGCTTATAAATTATGAATGCAAAATTAAATAAGCGCAAAAAGCGCAGCACTATCAAGCGCAGCAGCTTAAAATTAGATAAAAGTAAGCAGCTCAGCATAGAAACTTACTTAAAACAAGTTATTCCGATACATTTTAAGTCTTTGACGACCGCTGATGGATATTGTTATAATCCCAATTTAAAAAACTCACGTATTGAAATTGGTGATCATTTACTATCTCGTAGAAAGTTAAATGTATTAATCGAAGAGGTTACACATGCTTTCTTTTGGGATTTACCAGAGTATAAAGTCAGAAAGTTTAGCGCTGAACTTGGAAGAGTAATATACCGTTTATTTCTTAAAAAGTAGAATATTTATTATAAATGGTAGAATCAAAATACAAAATTTACGTTGACATGGACGGCGTTTTAACGGACTGGGAAAAACAGTTTGAAAAAACATTCGGTGTTCCAGTTGAAACATATGAAGCTGAATATGGCAAAGAACAACGTTATAATTTAGTAAAAAGTCATAGTCCAAATTTTTATGCTACAATGCCGTGGATGAGTGATGGTAAAATACTCTATAATTTTATCAAAGAGTTTCCCACTGAAATATTAAGTCATGCAACGGATCCAGAGTGTAAACAAGGCAAAGAAAAATGGTTAACAGATCACAACGTTACATTTAAACAGAATCTGGTTCCACACAGAGAAGATAAGGCTAAATTTGCAAGTCCAAACGCAATATTAATTGATGACCGAAAAGACAATATTGAGGAATTTGTAAATGCTGGTGGTATTGGAATATTACATACCGACGCAACAGATACCATCAACAAGTTAAAGGAATTACTTGGGGTAAAACAATCATTTAGAATTTACAACAGTATACTTTGCCCTGACATATGGGACGGCGACGCCATTAAACCAGACGTATTGGATCGTTTGTTAAATATTGCTACAACATTCTACAAAAGCACAGATCTTACTGCTCCAATTGAAGACATATTGTTCCTTGGAAGCACCGCCGGTTATAACTGGACACCAACTAGCGATATAGATTTACATATAGCAATTGATTTTTCAAAAATTGACGAAAATAAAGATCTGGTTCAAAAACTGGTAGATGGATATAAAAGTCAATGGAATGACAAACATGATATAAAAATAAACAACCATCCAGTAGAAGTTTACATTCAAGATGTTGGACATGAAACCAGAAGTCAAGCATCCTACAGTGTATTAAACAATAAATGGATAAAAAAACCAAAATATGAAGCTCCACAAATTGACACAGAAACTGTAAAAACAAAATATAAAGATTTAGTATCAAAGATCAATAAAGCTGTAGATGATCAAAATCTTGAAAAACTCAAAGCTATGGTCAAACGTTTGTATGATATGCGTGAAACTGGCCTTAGCTCAGGAGGAGAATTTAGTATAGAAAATATTGTTTTTAAACTTTTGAGAAGTAGTGGTTTTGTTAATAAACTCAAAACTAATATAACAAAACTCACAGACAAAGAGCTCAACAAAATATAAAAAAAATCATAAATATTTAATCTTAATCATATTTATATCTAGGACATAAAGGAATAATATTATGGCAGAACTACTAAATCCATCGGAAATATTTTACACAGCGTTTGAGCCAAAGGTTCAAAATCGTTTTATCTTGTATTGTGACGGCATTCCTTCATTTATTATCAAGAAGACAGACCGTCCAAAGATAACTCAAGCTGCAAAAGAACTTGATCACATCAACATCAGAACCTTCTACAAAGGCAAGAGCATTTGGGGAACAATCACAATGGAACTATATGATCCAGTTGTTCCAAGTGGTGCTCAAGCTGTAATGGAATGGGTTCGTCTACACCACGAATCTGTAACTGGTCGTGATGGTTATCAAGACTTTTACAAGAAAGACTTGACCGTCAACGTTCTAGGTCCAGTTGGTGATAAGGTTGAAGAATGGACCCTCAAGGGAGCATTCATCACTGAAGCATCATTCAACTCACTAGACTGGAGCAATGATGGTGAAGCAATGAAAATTAACTTGACCATTCAACCTGACTACTGTATCCTTCAATACTAATTCTTGTTCATTTATGTCCTTTAAACCCTTCGCTGAAAAAGCGAGGGGTTTTTTTCTTTTCATATATTTATTGATATGAACAAAGTAACGGTGCTACTACCAGGCGGATTCAAACCACCACATGCTGGACATTTGGGGTTAGCTAACAAATTTGCCAGTAGGGCTGATGTAGGCAAAGTAATTGTGATGGTTGGACCCAGTGAACGTGATGGCATTAACCGTCAACAAAGTGTGGCCATTTGGAACCTATTGCCTACCAACCCAAAGATCAAAGTGGTTCCAGTAGATGATGACAGTCCAATGAACGCTGCATTTGGATATGTATTTAGTTTGCCAAAAGACAGTAATGAAGTGATTGCTTTGGCTGCAAGTTCAAAGAGTCCAGAAGACGCAAAACGAAGCAAGATATTTTCTGCTGCTGTTCAACGTTATAAAACTAAACCAACAAAGGACGGCCGAACAGCACCAGAAAATGTATCGTCTGTGGAAATGACTGATGATGCTCCAGTATTGTATCAAGGTAGATCTGATGACAAAAACGGACAAAGTATCAGTGCTAGCACATTGAGACAAGATTTAGCAAACAACGATTTTGAAAATTTTACCACTAATTATCCAGGTGTAAAAACTGGTGTGGTCAAAAGTATTTATAATATATTAACCAAAAATAAATCTATGGATGAAGCTAAAAAACAAAAGTATAAGGAAATAGTGAAACAAATGATCAAGGAAGACAATAGTTTTATGGATGCGTTAATTGGGCCAGAATCAAAATTTAAAGATGCTATTGCTAAAATTAATACCAGAGCTACAATTTTGACTAAAGCGGCTCAAGATGCTCAAAATAAAATAAAGCCAAAATAAAATATTTAAAAAGTCAGATATTGGTCTATGTATTGTTATAATTTATGAGCGAAGAAATTGTTTTACAAAGAACAGCGGTCAACAAACCACAAAATACGTTTCCTACTGAAGTTATAGATCTTCCGAGTAAAGGATTGTTTTATCCAGCAAATCATCCATTATCAAAAGGAACAGTTGAAATAAAGATGATGACTGCTAAAGAAGAAGATATTCTTACCAGCCCAAATCTTCTCAAGAAAGGATTGGCAATTGATAAACTTCTTGAGTCTCTTATTGTTGATAAAAACATCAAAACAACCGACTTTCTTATTGGCGATAAAAATGCTGTAATCTTTGCAGTTCGTCGTATAGCTTATGGTGACAATTATGGTCCAGTTGATGTTCCATGCCCTAAATGTCAATCTGTTAACAAAGTAAATGTAAATCTGAGTGAGCTCAAAGAAAAGGAATTGGACGAAACAAAATTTGAACCAGGCGTAAATTTGTTTGATTATACTTTACCCTATTCAAAGGTTAATATAAAGTTCAAATTGTTGACAGACGAAGACGAAAAGTCTATTGAACGTGACGCAACCGCTTTGACAAAATTAAACAAGACTGCTTCTGCTGAAATTACATCACGTCTAAAGAAAATGATTGTAGAAGTCAATGGTGATGCCGATCCAGTCAAGATCAAGTCATTTGTTGACAATATGCAAAGTAGAGACAGTTTAGCTCTACGTCAATATGTAAGAGAATTTACTCCCGATATTGATTCATCATTTGACTTTAGTTGCAAAGAGTGCGGTGCCGAAGAAAGGGCAGCAGTGCCAATGACTGTCCAATTTTTTTGGCCTGACTCCAGAGTATAAGGTTTACATCCAACAAGTTATATTTGACCTCTGTTATTATGGTAATGGAGGATTCTTTCCGACTGAGGTATACAACCTACCAGTATATCTTAGAAACTTTTATTACAAAAAACTCATAGATGCCAAGGAAAAAGAGGCTGAACAAACAAAATCAGCATCAAAACCACCACCACGTTCTGGTAAAATAGATAGACCTAGTTTTGGATAACTAGATATTTATTAATATAATAACAGAATATGGCATCGTCGTTCGATAAAGACATCAGAAGTTTGGAACAAGCACTTCAAGGAGTTGGCAAAAAATTTGCTAAAGAACTTGAAGAAGGCATGAAGAACCTTAATTCTATTACTAGATCAGCTGAAGATCTTGGTAAAAAAATGAATGGTTGGGTTGATCCAGCTGCATTGACTACAAAAAAATTAGCGGAAATGCAAGTTCAAGAAACTGCATTAAAAAACAAAGCTCTTGAAATGAAGAGTGTTCAAGAAAGAGCTCTTAGTGATGTTTTTAGAATAAATTCATATATAAAAGAAAGAAACGAATTAGAAGCTAAAAGATCAGCGGGTGTCCGTTTAACTGTTACAGAAGAACTTCGCCTAAACCAATTGGTCGCAGACAATTTGGAAACACAAAGACTTTTGATTGGTAGAAAAGCTGGTCAAGCTGGAATGGCTGCACGTGCTGCTGAACAAGAAGCATCAGCATTAAAACGAAATAGAGAACTTTACGACAAAATTTTAGGAGTATATCAAACAATCATGTCATTGGCCGAAGGATATGACAAATTGTTGAGCGACACTGCCAAAGCACAAGGAACAACCAAAGACGAAATCAATAATCAGTATAAAGAAATTCAGAAAGTCAATACTGGATTATCAACTAATTTAGCATCAAATCAAGAAATACTTGCTGCCGTTACTGCTATTCGTAAAGAATATGCTCTTACTGGACCACAACTTGCCGCAATTGGTAAAGAATCAGCAAACATTAGTCGTTTGACTGGTTTGAGTGTTGATGAAGCAACCAAGTTTCAAACCACACTTGCTGAAGTAGGCGGCACGTCTGTTATGGCTCAAGAAGCAATGACCGCAATTGCTTCTAAAGCAGCCGAAGCAGCCGGTGTTCCAATCGGCACAGTAATGAGAGATGTTGCCAGTGCAAGTGGTGCTGTTAGAACAATCTTTAAAGGCAATACTGCTGAGTTAATCAAACAAGCAGCTGAAGCAAGAAAACTCGGAACTTCATTAGACGGTATGGCCAAGTCAGCCGAAGCACTTTTAAATTTTGAATCATCAATTGGTGCAGAATTAAAAGCCTCCGCATTGCTTGGTCAAAATATAAATTTTAATGAATCACGTAGATTGGCATTTGCTGGTGATTTGCTTGGTGCTGAAAAAGCATTACAAAAAGAAGTTGAACGTGTTGGTGATCTTGATAAATTGAATTACAACCAACGTAAAGCACTTGCTGAAGCTACTGGTAAAGATTTTGGTGAACTACAAAAGATTCAAACTCAACGTAAGAACATGCTTGAGGCTGAACGTATGTTCCCAGAAGAAGCAGAAAAAATGAAAAAGGCTCAAAAGGAGCTTGAAAAATTACAGAAGGGTGGGCTTGAAGCACGTAAAGAAGAACTCAAAAAAATACTTGAACAAAAAACTGCTGAAGCAGAACTTCAAAAATTAACTCAAGCAAAACAAGAAGCTTTGAATAATATTGGTAAATTGATGAAACCACTTTATGACTTGATCATGGGTGTTCAAGTTTATTTCTTCAAATTTATATCGTTAATAACCAATATTGAAAATCCACTTGGTAAATGGGCAGCAGTAGGCGTTACGGCCATTCTTTTAGTAATTGGAACGTTTAAACTACTAAAAGGAACATTATCCTCGGTGCTTAATTTTCTTGGAGATGCCTTGGCAAAAGCTGCAGAATCTGCCGGAACTGGTGTTGGTAAAGGACTGGAGTCTATGGCAAGAGGAATCAAAGGCATGGCTTCCGCATTTGGTTCAATAAGTCCAGCTCAACTTATAAAAATGGCACTGGTTTTAGGAATATTAACATTGTCGGTGATGGGTCTAGCCAAAGCATTTAGTATGTTGGGAAGTGTGAGCGGTGAACAAATAATGGCATTTACCAAAGCACTTGTAATACTTGGTGTTTCACTGGTAGCACTAGGAGCAATAATGTTGATACCAGGTTTAAACGTGGGGGTAATATTATTTGCAGCTGCTCTAGGAATAGTATCATTAGCAGCAATTGGATTTGCTAAAGCTATTCAAATGATAGCTCCATCACTCGCAATTTTAGGAGTGATATTTACTGGGTTGGCAACTATTGTAGCCGGAGTTCTTACCAAAGCATTTGAAACCATGTTGGCAGCATTCAAACAACTACCAGAGGTCATAGCTGGTGTTTCTGCTCCACTTATAAAACTTGCTCTTGTTGCTCCATTACTTCTTGTTGGAGCAGCAGGTATAACAGCACTAAGTTACTCACTGGGTATATTGGGTGCTGCTATGATATTGTTTCCCACAAGAGAATTGACCAGAATAACAACACAGTTGTCATTATTGAGCAATGCAGCTGCTGGAATCAAAGTTGCTGCTGGTGCATTAAAAGAACTGTCTGGAACTAAACTACCAGAACTCAATATTGATGTAAAAGGAGCTGAAGTATTAGCCAAGATGAACGAGACAAAAGATGCTGGTATGGCAAAACTAGAAGAAGGTTTAAGATTTATTGCTGATAGAGTCGATAACTTAACTGAAACTATGGTTAATGGTGGTATCTCAGTTAATCTTGATGGTCAAAAGGTTAACTATGCTTTGGCTAAATCTTCTAATACAAGAGGATCATTAGGACAAGCAACATTCTAAGTATAATACTATTTATATACAATGGCAAATAGCAATACATTCGTAGAAGGATTTACAGGTGGATCAGACCAAATCACCACGTTATCAAATGTTCAAGGTGCTGGTTTAACACTTCCTCCACCTGATTTTATTAATATTAGATCCCCAGGCAAAATACGTGCTTTGTTTGAAAATAACGGAAATGCTGAAAAATTATATAGTATTAATAAACCAGAAGATGTGGGTCTGGCAGATGCTTTAAAGAAAAGATATGATTATAAAAATCCAAATCAAGGTCAACGATCTGGAAAAATTACTAATATAGTCAATGCAGCTGCCGCAGATGCAAATTTAATTAGAAAATATCTTGGATCTAGTAATGGAACACAATTCATAGTCAAACAATTGATTCTTCAAGGATATCAAGCATTTGACGAAACAAAGGTATATAATCCAGGTTCACCATTAATTGCTGCATTAAGACCCGCGTCATTTGGTTTACTCGACAGACCAACTCGTCATATTGACACCAGTAATGTTCTTGGAGGTATTATAAACGGACTTGGCATTGGAAGTGTGGTATCCACAGTTGGTGCTTTGGTTGGCAGCGCACCTCCTCAACCACCACCACCAAGATCGTCTGTTGCTAGCACAGCAAGTAACGGACTTGGTTTAAGCACATTAACCAGTTTAGTTGGTGGTGGAGACCGTGCTGATGAAGTGGTCGCTCCTATAGCTAGAGGTGACGTTAAAGACCTGTTGAGAGGACAAACTGCTACAAATGCATATAATGCTGCTAGATACACAAGATTAGTAAATCAAGGCGGAGGATCATTTTTTGGCAGACTATTATCTGGTATTGGAAAATTTATACAAAACAATACTGCTATAGGTGGCATTCTTCCCCCAAAACAACCGTGGGCATCAAAATACCGTGCAGACGAACAAACCTATGATTTGTATCTAAACGCTGGCAAATTATTTAATCCATCATCAACCGGTGTAGGTGGTGGAGGTATTTTAAGTGGATTGTTGAATTCGATTGGATTTGGCAAAAGAGCAAGTTATTCTCAAGCTGTTCCTCAACGTTTTTATGGTGAGTCTAGTAACAAACCAAATGTTGTAAGATCAACAGTTACAATCAATTTGGCTAGATCAAGTAAATCGTCAATAAGTTATTCAACAACTGATGAAGTTGGTGTATATGACGGAGGAACACCATTTAAATCCAATTCAATAGGAACCGAAAAGAGTAAAAATTCGGAACAAGGCAATTCATTAAAATATGGAGACTTAGTTGGTGGAGGAATTGACAATAATCTTGAAATTGAAAAAAGTGATCAACTATTAAACTATAAAGCATTAGTTGAACAACCAAAAAATTTCAAAGACACGTATGCTGACGAAGAAAATCTTTACGTTAAAAAAATTATTAACAATTTAGATTCGGTTTTAACAGATATTGGTGGACCTAATAAAACAAAATATAACGTAAATGGTAAAGGATTAAAACCCCTTCAATTCGCAAAATTTAACACAAATGAAATTGGTATGGATTTTGTTAAAGCCGTTGATCCTGCCAAGAAGAATCAACCTGGTATCGACAACAAAACATATCAAGGATTGTTTAGAGCCAATCCACAACCAGGCAAAGAAGTTCCCACAAGACTTGGTGAAGGTCCAAATGATAGATATATCAGACCAACAAATAACGTTGATTATGTAAATGCATTGGAAGTATTAAGACCACCACAATTTGATGCTTTATATGCTAACACAAAAGAGTTTGGATCATATGGACCAGATATCATCAAGTTTTATTTCTATGATATTGTAAACAAGAAATACATACCATTCAATGCCACAGTAAAAAGCATTAATGATAATAATAATGCTACTTGGGAAACTATTGAATATTTAGGACGACCAGACAAGTTGTATTACTATAAAGGATTTACTCGTAGCGTTAGCTTTAATTTCTCTGTAGTAGCACATAGTATCAAAGAGTTGATGCCTATGTGGAACAGAATCAATTATTTAGTTGGATTGACAAGACCATCCAATTATACACTACAACAGTTTGGTGGATTTATGGTGGCTCCAATGGTTCAACTTACGTTAGGTGATTTCTATAAGAATCATAACGTGGTTATCAATAGTTGTAACGTAACTATTCCAGAAGATGCTGGTTGGGAAACAATACCAGAAGAAGCATCAAAAAATAATCAAAATTGGTATTATGGTCCATACTATGGATCTAATCCACAAAAAGCAATTAATTGGAACGAAGAAAATATTTTACTGAATAGTTCGGTTGACCAAAGAAAAGCTAATTCACTGGGTAGAGTAGCACAATTTCCAAGACAAGCTGATATTCAAATTGAAATGAATGTTCTTGAAAAAGATCTTCCTAAGACAGGTAGAGCAATATGGGGTGATGCTCCAGTCAAAAATGTCACAGTGGATGAATTTGCTAATCAAATAGCTGCTCAATATAATTTACAAATGGATAAACAACAGTTGGCAAGAGATGGAGTTACAAGAGTTGATACTTATGATGATGTATTAAATGGACTGAACACATTTTCAGTTAATGTTCGTTATGATAATGATTTAGCAGCCGCAAACAATAATACACAACAAACAACCAATCCATAATTATGAGATATCAATTTACACCTATAAGTAAAAGATGGGATGGTCAACGAGTATATAACACTACGTATTACCCTGTTATTCAACCAGACACCACTGACATTTATATTATTGCTGGTGAACAAGATTACCTTGACAGTTTAGCTAAAAAATATTATGGTAATGAATCATATTGGTGGGTTATTGCAAATGCAAATAATTTAGGTAATGGAAAACTTTCTATACCGCTTGGAAAACAAATAAGAATTCCAGGCAATTTACCAATAATAATTCAGTCATTAAAAAATGCTAATTAAGTTATATGGCACAAGACACCGATCCAAACAAACAGCCAACATGGGCCTCACCACAAACAAATGATATTGTAGAAGAGGTTAGATGGTGGGAAGCGCAAAATATTCCGTGGCAATTGGTTCGTGAGTTAAGAAGACGTAGTAATAATACTAATATTGGTCAAAATGCCGGTGTAAATACTGTTATTAATTTTCAAACAGACCATGCTACATACAGAGGACCAATGACTGCGTGGGTTAGAGCATTTTCTAATGGAACGGGTCAGATTGGAAGTCCAACGGTTCCAGTTAGTAAGTATTTGTTTAAGAACGACCAACTTCCAAAGTATGATGGATTTTTGTTACAAGGAGGTGCTGGGTTTGGCGAAGCCTATGGATACAAACGAGAAGGAAATACATTAGTTGAAGATAAAGCAATCATTGGATATGAAGCCACAGGTAAACCACATTACATAGACACGAAATATAGAACAAATACATACTATGATTCTGGACCACACTGTCCTTCGGGTCAAAAGTTCCCTCAAAATTCTGTAGTTCCATCTATACTACCTCCTCCAGGCATAATATCAGTCAACGTTAAAACCAATAAAGACATGATGTCAAATGCTACTATAAACTGGAAATGTTATAGTTTGGCACAACTTGAATATATGATGCCTTTTTGGTTAAGTCCAAAAATTAATGTATTTTTAGAATTTGGTTGGAACTTATTCAATATTGACTCATTGCTTACTCTGTCAGATAAACTAGATTGTTATAAATTAATTGTTAGACCCGAACAAGCGTTGGAAAGATATTACAAGTCTTTTGGTAATTATGGATTGGTAACTGGTATTATATCAAAATACAACTTCTCAACAGATGATGGATTTGTTTATAACTGCACAACGGAATTAATATCACGTCAAGCAATGTATGCAGGTTTTCGTGCTGACAATCCAACGGTAACAGATAAAGAGGATGGTTCCTCAACCGAATATGTAAACTTAAAAGAATTTTTTTCTACTTATCTTCAATTTACAAAGGAAGTAGTTGAAGAAAGAGATAATTTTTTAAATTATATACTTAAAAATGCTAAAAAAATTAGTGAAAAAATTAGTAAGGATGCAAAGGAAGCGAAAAAGACACAATCAACCACTGAAGTTTTTTTGAGTAAATTGTCTGCGTTAGGTAGTTCACCATCACAACCAACACCATCAACAACACCACAGTCATCCAATTCACAACCATCAATAAATTCAAAATTATTTTATAATGGCAACCCAGAGAATAGAATATTCATGGGTCGTTATCAAAGTGTATATAAAGGTTCTAAAATACCAAAAGCTGCTGCTAAAAAAACTATAAGTCGTGCTGAAGCAGCAAGTAGAGGCGGTCGTAGAAATCCCACACCTGGAAATCCATCGCCTCCGGGTTCAAGAGCAGCAGCTGCAGCAGCTGCAGGTCAACGTGGCAATCAACTATCTACAAACCCATCGCCTCCGGGTTCAAGAGCAGCAGCTGCAGCAGCGGCAGGTCAACGTGGCAATCCAATTCCAACACCGCCAAAACCAGCAGATTCGCCTACGATTTCATATGGATCATTATCAGAGGGACCATTTCAAGGTCGCAGTATTGTGTCTTTTGCTGACAAATCAACCGACTTTGATTATGAAGACGGATCAAATGATGAAGTGTGGTATCAATTGGACTTTGTTTTTGAATTGATCAATTTGTTTTGTTCTGAAAAATCAACAAAAAATAACAAAATAGACATCTCAGACATCATCATCACAGCACATCCTAATTTGATTTCGTGTGATAAACATGTTTTAATTCCAAATCCAATAGCTCCAAAAATTAGTATTGGCAGAACTCCATCAGTTAGAGATGTCGCAGGTAACAAAAAAGTATCTGATGGATATCTAGAAACGATTGATGCTTCTCAAAATTTATTTATAGATCAATTTTATTGGAAAAAATTTGACAAAGAAATACAGGCTGGACAATTAGCTGAAAAAAATAAAGCAAACAGTAAACTTGATCCAGAATGTATTGATCCAAACACACCGGATTCAACTATTTGGAAAGCTGCTTTAAAAGCAAGAAATACGTTCAAAACGTTAGGATCCGTGCGTGATAATTTAGATATTGTAATAAATTGGTTATATTATAATATTAATAATCCTAATAAATCATCTGCCGCGTTTCCATTCGCAAACTCACAGAACAAATATCAACCATATTATTATGGATACTTAAAACATCTTTACATTAGTAAGTCTAAGTTGATTGAAATTGGAAAAGACAATGAATTGAAAACGTTGGAACAAATTGTTAATAAAATTTTAAGTATAATAAATGAATCGGTTGATAATTTTTGGAACTTGCAAACAGTTAAAAGTGACAATGGTGGTTTATCTATAATTGATAAAAATTTAAAAATTCCAAGACAAGCTGCAATTTACAAATTTGATATCGGATCAACTTCCAATGTTATTAAAAAAATTGACTTTAATGTCAACATGACTAATGAACAAGTCAATCAAGTATTGTATGGTAGTGGTCAAAATGCAGCAAATGTAATGTCAAAGATCACCGAGGTTTCAAAAAACATGGACATCAGTGCCAAACAAAAGAAAGATAGAATTACGCAAATTAAAACCGGATTACCATCTTTAGTTTATGCGGATCGATTTGATGATCTTGAGTTACAAAAACAGATTGAACAAAAATTAAAAGATATTGATAAAGAAATAGCAGAAGAAGAAAAAAGAACACAAGAAAATCCAAATGAACCTCAAAATAATGGTGTGCCACATGGACCAATAGTTGACAAAAACGAGGAAATACGACAACTACAAACACAAGGTAAACAATCTGATGAAATACTGGTGATGCGAATGATCGCACTAAAACCAGGCCAAGATCCATATGCTTTTGTGGAATCGACCGATAAATGGTTTTCGAGCATAAGAAAAGGTGCGCAACAAAAAGCACTCGTAGAAAACACAACGAGTGGAGATATAAAATTAGGATGGGTATATTTGAATTTACCAAGCACACTAAAAGGTAAATTAAGAGAGATGTTGGATGATGGAGACACAATCAATAACTCGGGCAAATACTCAGGACCAGCAGACAACTTTACATTAACTTTGACATTTGACGGTATATTTGGATTTAGAATGTTTCAACACATTGCTATAGCAAACTTACCAAAACCATATGTTCCAGGCAACGTTATATTTATGATTAATGAAGTTGACCATCAATTAAACGCCGGTAAGTGGGAAACTGTAGTTACGGCAATGTTGAGATGTGCTCCTGATCAAGATTACAAATATATATTGGTATGATTCAAGACGCAGATCCAGAATTGGTGGCTAAATTAGGATTGTCAGATTACGAAATGACATATCCAAGCACCTATTTACCTACACCATCCAAGAATGATTATCAATATGGGTTTATTACTAGATATTTTGTTGGACGAATTAATCAACGTCAAATTATAGAAACATGTGCTAGAGATTATAATGCTATTAATATTAAGTTTTTTCTCAAAACAAAAGTTGATTGGCAAATAAGTGGCAGAAAAAATAATTTATATCAAGGTAAAATGTTGATGGAAGCAGGTGTTCAAGAATATAATCTTATACAAATCAACAAAGCAAAGTCTGTATTGCCTGGAATAGAAACGGTGTTGAATAACCCCCTTCAATTTTGGCAAGGTTATTAAAATAAGTTGGACATACTGAACTTGTGGTATATACTACAAGCTGTGACACAGTATCAAAAAATTTATCTCAAGTTTGTATTTCGAGACAATCACCTACATCCATCTCAAGACAAGGTGATTGCAGCGTTTGTGTATGAATTTGATACAAAACAGTCACACTACTATAACTTTAATCATCCAGATGTTGTTGTAAATTCTTCACTACGAGAGTTCAAGAAACTGTTGGTCAATAAGAAGGTTTATGTTAACAATAAGAAACGATACAAGTATCATATTCCAAATGTGGATTTGTATGATGTAAATTTGTTTAGTTTTCTCAAGGATGGTAATGTGGTTGAAATGCCAGTTCATTCTTATACAACTCAACTACAAATGGTTCATCACAACATGAATCATATCAACATTGTGATTCCGTATGTTGTTCACCAAAATGAATTTGATGCGGAGGTAGACGTTGTAGACGGTTATGAAGACGAAAATGTAGAATCATATTGTTTCAAGTTTTTTAATAATATTGTGACTGACACATTGTTTGAGGTGGAACGCAATGGTCTTCATGTAAACAAACCAGTGTTTCAATCATACTTTTCCAATGCAAAAGTTGTGAGTGGTGAACATAATGGTAGCGATGATACTGTATATAGTGAGTATTATATTTACAATCCGACTGGTAGACCAAGCAACAAGTTTGATTCGGTCAATTATGTTGCTCTAAACAAAGAAGATGGTTGTAGAACAAGTTTTACATCACGATTTGCAACTGGTAAATTGTTGATGGTAGACTTTACTGGGTTTCATCCATATCTGGTGGCACAACTCATACAATACCAAGTTCCAGAGAATGAGACTATTTATGAACATTTGGCAAAACAGTATTATAATATTAACACTGTTGATGCAGAAACATTGGGTAAGTCTAAAAAACAGACGATGGTCAATTTGTATGGTCAGATAGGTGACAAACATTTACATATTCCATACTTTCAAAAAGTGGATGAACTCAAGAACAAATATTGGGAGGAGTTTACTACTAAAGGATATGTAAAGACTCCAATTTACAAAAGAAAGATTAGTAGTCATCATATCATCGATCCTAACAAAAATAAGTTATTTGCTTATATAATTCAAGCAACTGAGACTGAATATGGACTTAACAGTTTGGGTAACGTGAACAAATATGTTAGAGGAAAAGACATAATTCCTATTTTGTATATTTATGACAGTATTTTGTTTGACGTTGGTGAAAATGTCAAACCCGAGGAAATCAAGGATGTTGTAGATATTATTAGAAATAAACGGTTCAAAGTCAAGGTCTACGAAGGAAATAATTACAATGAAATGGAATTAGTGACAATTTAAACATATTTATAATTGATGAAATTCAACTCAATTATAAACGATGTTTGTTGTGACAGTCGTATAAAAGATGGCGTGTTGAGGCTAGAAGTGCCTGAACACGTATTTGTTTTACAAGAATATCTAGAAAAAGCGGGGTTTAGTTTAGAAACAATTGTAAACAATACGGCTAAATTGTTTGAGGCGGGCAAATTCCCAGAACGTCAAGCATACAATAAAGACGGTATTTTAGTTACATTTCCTAGTAAAGAATATCGTGATAGAGCAGTTGATAAAGGAACACATTTTGCAGAAAATCCTAAAAAGAACGTTGGAACATTATTCTCGCCTACTGATGCAGGCGGACTCTCAACCGCTGATATTGAAAAGACCGATTCTGAGGAAGAAAAACAAGACTCAGACAAATCTGACACAGTAT